CAACAGGCGCACCACTACCAATGGACACAACAGGTATGCCTACAGAAGTAGCAAAAGCAGTAACAAGAGATTACAGTGGTTTAATGAACGCAATTAACAAAAGAAACGGAAAGTAGTAAATGGCAAATGTAAGAGATTATATAAGAATAAATCCTATAGATATAGATAATAGGAGAGCGATAGGTGTTAGATTCCCATTTAATGCCGAAGGTGTATTCTTTTCTACTTACGAAACAGCTGAACAAGTAAAAAGCAACCTATTAAATATAATATTAACAGAACCAGGAGAAAGAGTATTTAAACCTAATTTTGGTGTGGGATTAAGAGAATACCTTTTTGAAAATTTTACAGATACAGAATCTTTAAGAGAAAGAATAAATAATCAAATAAACCTTTATCTCCCCCAAATTGAATTAACAAATATAACTGTAGATAAATCACCTGATAGTCATGAATTATATGTAGGTATATTCTATAGATTAATAAACAATGGAGAAGAAGACGCTATACAAATTAATTTTGCACAAGATAATAATTTAAGTGACTCTTCAACACCTTCACCTAATGTAGGGGGAGGATATTAAATAAAAAAACATGGCTTATAATAAAATATCAAATACAACACCCATTAAAGACATAAAATATCTTAATAAAGATTTTAATTCTTTTAGATCAGACTTAGTTGAATTTACTAGAACATATTATCCTGATACTTTTAATGATTTTACAGAAGGATCTCCAGGCTTAATGTTTATGGAAATGGCTGCTTATGTTGGTGATGTTTTATCTTATTATGTAGATACTCAATTACAAGAAACATTTTTAGACACGGCTCAAGAAAGAACAAACTTATTTCATTTAGCATATACTTTAGGTTATAGACCAAAAGTAACATCAACATCAGTTACAGATATAGATGTATTTCAATTAATACCTTCAAAAGGACCTACAGACAATAAAACTCCAGATTTTGATTATGCTTTAATTATAAACCAACCAACAGCTTTCGAAGCAACAAATGGAGTAGAATTTTTATTACAAAATCCAGTAGTTTTTAGTAATTCATCTTCTTTTAATCCCACAGACGTTAGTGTTTATTCTTTAGATGGAAATGATCCTGAATATTATTTATTAAAAAAATCAGTAAAAGCAATATCTGCTAATAGAAAATCTACAACATTTGAAATAGGAAATTTAGAAAGATTCTTAATTTTAAATTTAATAGATAGTAATATTATATCAATAGAATCTATAGTAGATTCAAATGGAAATGAATATACAGAAGTTCCTTATTTAGCACAAGATACAGTTTTTGAAAATATATCAAATGTACAGGGTACTAGTCCTACGTTATATGAATTTTATGATGAAACACCTTATTTATTAAAATTAAAAAGAGTACCAAGAAGATTTGTCACGAGATTTACATCTAATGGAGTGTTAGAAATACAGTTTGGTGGTGGAAGTTCAGATAAAACAGATGAACAAATAGTCCCAGTACCTGATAATATAGGACTAGGAGGCAGAGATGGAAGATCTAAATTAGATCAATCTATAGACCCATCAAACTTCCTATACACAGAAACATACGGTAAAGTACCCTCAAACACAACCCTAACAGTTAATTATTTAGTAGGAGGTGGATTAAGTTCTAATGTTCCTTCTAATACTATAACAAAAATTAAAGAAATAAATATTTCTACTAAACCTAATTTAAATGGTAGTATAGTTTCTTTTGTTAAAGAATCATTAGCTTGTAATAACCCAGAAGCATCAACAGGTGGTGGATCAGGTGATACTGTTGAAGATTTGAAACTTAATACAGCAGCTATTTTTGCAGCCCAACAAAGAACAATAACAAAAGAAGATTACATTGTAAGAACATTATCTATGCCTTCTTTATATGGTAGTATAGCTAAAGCATATATTGTAAAATCTACAGATATAGAGTCTACAACTTCAGACACAGAATCTTCTCAAATATCTTCAAATTTATATATTTTAGGATATGACAGGAATAAATATTTTACTACATGCAATAATGCTACAAAAACAAACCTAATAACATATCTTAATTATTATAAACCACTAACAGATTCTATTAATATAATGGATGCTTTTATAATTAATTTAGGAATTGATTTTGAAATTACAACTTTTAGAAATAATAATAACCAACAAGTTTTACTAGATTGTATATCTGAATTAAAAAATTATTTTAATGTAGATAAATGGGAAATAAACCAACCAATTATAGAATCAGAGGTTATTAATTTAATAGCAAACGTAAAAGGAGTACAATCAGTAATAAATGTTACATTTAATAATTTAGCGGGTCAAGAAAGAGGATACTCTAGGTTTAGATATGATTTTAAAACAGCTACTAAAAACGGAATAATTTATCCTTCTTTAGACCCTAGTATTTTTGAACTAAAATACCCAGACACAGATATTAAGGGTAAAATAAAACAATATTAAAATGGCATATTACTCCATATTTCCAGAAAAAGACGCTACAATATATAGTCATCCTGACAGAATTAACATGAATACAGGTCGTGATGAAATTCTTGAATTAGTTGAAGAAAAATCAACCACAGGAGAAATATATTATACTTCTCGTATATTAATAAAATTTGCAAATTTAGATATAAAAGATGTTATAGAAAATAAATTATCAGGTGTAGCAAAAGAAGTAACCCCTAATAATTTAGAAATATCATTAAATTTATATTCTACTGAACATAAACAACTAGCAAATAACCATATAATAGAAGTTTTCCCTCTATCTCAATCATTTACAGAAGGCACACATAGATATGAATCAAACCCACCATTTACAGCTACGGGTAGTCTTCAGGCAGCAAATGGAGTAACATGGGTACATAGAACAGAATTAACATCATCTACATGGCCCACTACTAGCTTTAATTCTCAAGCAACAGGATCATATACATTACAAGCAGGAGGTGGGGTATGGTATGTAGGTAGTAATTTTAAAGGTGAAAATAGTTTTTTTGAAAGCGATGATTTAGATACTAATATTAATGTTACTTCTATAATACAAAAATTCTCATCAAGTTTTTACACAGATGCAGTTTACCCTGATGCTATAATTAATAATGGTTTTATAATTAAAAAACCTTCAGGTGTAGAAGAAGATAGTTTTAATTATGGGGGTTTAAGTTATTTTTCAACTAATACTCATACAATTTATCCTCCTAAATTAACTTTTAAATGGGATGATTCGACTTACATAACAGGTAGTGGAGCTACAGCTTTAACTAGTGGGGATATATTTTTATCATTATATAATAATAAAACTGAATTTCAAAGAAAATCAAAACAACGTTTTAGATTAACCACAAGAAAAAGATACCCAGACAGAACATTTGTAACAAGTTCAAACTATTTAGACACACAATATTTACCTAAAACAAGTTATTATAGTGTTAGAGACGCAGAAACGGATGAAGTAATAATTCCTTTTGACACAGAATATACAAAATTAAGTGCTAATAGTGATGGAATGTATTTTGATTTATGGATGGAAGGATTTCAACCTGAGCGTTATTATAAATTAATGTTTAGAATTGATAATAATGATGGAATTAATATTTATGACGAAGATTATTTCTTTAAAGTAGTAAGATAATGAAATTAACTAAAAAAGCATACGAAGCAACAGAAGCTAATAAATTAATAGATAGATCTTTTAATGAATTAAAATCATCAGTTGATAATGTTTCACTAACAAACTTTTTTGAAATATATAATAAATTATTTTTTCAAATACCCCAAACAGGAACCTTGTCCCACACTGTTTTATTTAACAGAAGTGGAGAATATTTACAAGATGCAGAGTTATCTTCAGATAAAATTATTAGAGATTTAAGAAACAGTATACAATCTTTAGAACAAAGAATAGCAACTTTAGAATCAGAAAAAAATATTTTAGAAGCTGATAATAAAGTTAAAGAACAAGAAATTTCAATACTAAAACAAAGATAATATAAATGGCTAAAACAGTTGCTGAAAATAATATTACTCGGATAGACATTAAAAATATAGATGATTTAAAGTCTGTATCAGTTGACAGAAAATTTGGTAGACCCGAAGATTTTGTAGAAGTCCATATATATGATCTTAATAATAATTTATTAAATAGTGTATATGAATACACTGATTTTGAGACAGGAAAAAATATAGGAGGATTAACAAATGAAATAAATATTAACCCCCAACAAATACTTAACCAAAATGGTTATAACACAGGTGAATATAGATTAAAAACAAATATACAAAAAAGAAAAATATTTAATTCTATAACCCCTGTTTTTAGAATATCAGAAATATCAGCAACTAGAAATGAATTAAAATTATCTACAACCCAAGGAAACACAGTATTAGATTCTAATTCTAGAAATTATATTCAAACAGTTCAAAATTCAACATACCTTAGAGAATTTATATTAAATTTTCAAAATGATATAAATGTAGTAGGGGTTAATATGGATATAGATAAATCTAATCCTAATGAATTTTTACTATTAATAAAACTACTTAAACCTTTACCAGATAATATATCTGTAGGTGATAAATTAAATATAGTAGAAGATATAGTAGATCCTTTAGAAGTAATTTATAATTTAGGCGAATTACCTCCTGTAGATACTACAACACCTATAAAAGGACCTAATTTTAAAATTGATACAAGATTAAATCCTAAAGTATCTAATGAATTTAAATCATTTAATGATATATTAAGTACATCTACTACTTCATCCTATCAAAGACTTTTATCTAAATTAGATGGGTATGAAATTCCAGAAATAGATTATGGGTATGTAAGACCAGTAGACACTGGATCTTTAGATTTCTTAACAGTAACACCAACACATTTTGAAAATTTTGTACATTTTGGTAGCGCCACTGAATTATTAAATAATTTTAAATATAAACTAGAATTAATAGAATTATATGAGAAACAATTAGGAGATGTAGAAACAATCACTGGAGATACAACTCAATCAGTTGCATATACTAATGCTTCAGCTTCTATAAAATTAAAAAAAGAAAACTTAATCCAAGGATTTAGTGGGTACGAACAATTTTTATATTTTGAATCAGGAGCATATTCATGGCCTAAAACAAACTCAATAGAACCTTACATATTATCACATACAACTTCTTCAGAAGCAGAAACATGGTTAGGTAGTGGTGATTCTTATAATCCAAATTATGGTGGTCAATTATTATCTGCTTCTATATTTGATTCCCAAAATCCTAATAAATTATCAAAACTAGTCCCTACATTTATAGGTGATAAAGAAGAAAATCAACCTTATATGTTATTTTGTGACATGATAGGACAACATTTTGATCCTGTTTGGACACATATAAAAGAAATAACTCAATTAAGAGATAATAGTCATACCTTGGGTGTATCTAAAGATTTAGTTTATTATACTTTAAAAACATTAGGTATAGAAGCATATGATCAATTTGAAAATGACGACTTAATAGAATATGTATTTGGATCTACTTTAGACCCACAAGACACTTCAACAGTGGTTACTGCGTCAAATGCAATAGTTTCAAAACAAGATATTTCTAGAGAAATTTGGAAACGTTTATACCATAATGCACCTTATCTTTTAAAAACTAAA